TTGTTGGCAATCATTTTAACATTGTTAGAATATGATGGATTGTTTACAAATCCTCGTGTTTGACCACGAACAAAATCTTGAACAAATTTGGATACAGATTCTGCTTCTGTTAACATACGACTTTCAACTACTCTACTGAATAATTTATATTGTTTATCTCTTGTTGATTCTTTAACCTTTGTCTCGGCATTCTTTGCGATTAACGTCTTATCATATTCTTCTTCAAAATCAAATTGAGCTTTCTCTGCCGCAGCAATTGCCTTCTCTTTGTTGTTTGATTTTGACATTTCTGCATTGAAGGCGGCCCATCCGGCGTCAGTTGATTTCTTTTTTAGATCATCCGCGGCCTGCTGTTTCGCTTTATTTTTTAGATCATCTTCTATGGATTTAGAAGTAGGAGCTGGCTTAGGCGATGGACTAGGAGCTGGTGATGGACTAGGAGCTGGCTTAGGAGCTGGACTAGGGACTGGTGATGGACTTGGTGCTGACTTAGGCGATGGACTAGGCGATGGACTAGGGACTGGTGATGGACTTGGTGCTGGCTTAGGCGATGGACTAGGAGCTGGCTTAGGAGCTGGACTAGGGACTGGTGATGGACTAGGCGATGGACTAGGCGATGGACTAGGAGCTGGCTTAGGCGATGGACTAGGGACTGGTGATGGACTTGGTGCTGGCGATGGACTAGGAGCTGGTGATGGACTAGGAGCTGGCTTAGGCGAAATGGCCGCAAGTTGTTTGGCTTTTCTCTGTTGAGCCAATTGTTGAGCGGCAGGACTATTCATAATATCTTTACCAGATTGTCCTAGTTGAGTAGTAGCAGATGTAGTTGTTGACGTAGAGGGTACGACTACTCCAGATTTAATCGCAGATTGTAACGAAGAAGATAATTGATTTAAAAAATCTTTACGACCATATTCTTTTATTTTTTCATCTCGCACTTTATTATTTTCATCTTTGGATCTAAATTTACTAGCTATAGCTGAACCTAGACCCTCAGTAACATGTTTTGAGTTTGATAAATCACTGATTTTCATTATTGACCTTTTGATCTTTTAAGACTTTTAGAAAACTTCTCTGTATCACGATTTTTAATCGCAATCAATAGTTTCTTTTCTAAAATTGCAGCCTGTTCTTCACTATAATTACGATCAATTACTTCAAGTAAATGAATAGCAGAATTGATGATATTGTTAGCACGAGATTCAATGATATGTGTGGTATCACGATTCTCAGCCACATATTCTAATTCTTCAAGAAGACTACGAGTATTTTTTTTCATCATACTGTATTTATCTCAGAACTCTTATTGTTTAGTCTTTATCTGATTTAATAAAGCGTTTAATTTACTAGATTGTACGTTTGCCACAACTTTTTTTGCAGAATCTACATTTTCAGTCACTTCACCAGTTGAAGGATCAATGATTTGACTGGATGTCTTGATCTTATTCAATAAACTACTAGCACTAGATACCGGCGCTTGACCATCTCCATTACTACCATCATCAAAAATTTTCAATGTATTAACATCAAACTGCAAATCAATCTTTTGACCTACACCACTACTACTACGAGTCTTCATCAATTGTATCTGATATTGACCACGCTCACGCATACTACGACTAGTAAAGATACCAAATACATTATCAGCCGTATTGATTTTACTAATACCACCTGAAATATGACTATGATCAAATTCAACTTCTTCAACTGCACTACGATTTAACTGTGATGCCGTTACAAACAATACATTAAGTTCTTTGGCCAAATTACGTAATTCTTCTGATACATATTTGTCTTTAATAAATAAATCACTTGGACTAACTTTTGTACTAACTGGCATTAACAAGTCCAAATAGTCAACACATAAGAAATCAATCTTTACATCATATTCCATTTGTAAAGTTTTGATATAGGCTCTCATATCATTAACTGTACTTTGTGCTGGCATATATTTAATCCAGAATTTACCAGATTTCTTACTTGCCATTTTGACTTTCAATTCAACATCATCAACATGTTTAAATACATCACGAGTGGCAACATCAGTAATCATACTGTCAATACGCCATGCAGTTAATTCTTCACTTAATTCAAGTGTAATATATACACCATTAAATCCAGCTTGTGCCCAATTGGCACTTAAGTTTTGCATAAACAATGATTTACCACTTCCAGATCCACCAGCAAAGATTTGAAGTTCTCCACGATTAAATCCACCATAGAGTTTATTATCTAATACTGGCCAACCAGTACTGATCTGACCATTGTTGTTCTTAATTGACATTAATCTGGCTCTTGGATCAGCAAAGTAATCTGTACCCATGTTCTTTGTCAATGAGATTTGAACCGCATCTTTGATCATCTTTTCAACTGGATCAAAGTTACCTTTCTCCAATAGATCATAACTCTTGACAATAGCTCGTTCTAATTCTTGTCTACGAGTAAACTTTTCAAACTCATCTAAAAACCATTCAACATCACTATCTCTCATTCCTGGAATTACTTCTAACTGAACACCAGTAGTAGCATGAATCTGTGCACTATCAGGTATAGCATTATATTTCTCACTGAATTCCATGATAAACTTTGCCGCAGATTTTAATCCCTTGTCAAAGTTTTCACTATTCATAATGTTACTGACTCTAGTATATAACTGAGCATCAGTCATCATCATTCGTAAAAATAATTCTTGTATTTCTCTTGTATATTCAACTTGGGTCATTTAAATCGTTTTCTCATCATTTCAATTTTTATCTTGTTCGTTGTTTCATGTTGTAGTATACTTAGTAGAGTTGGTAGTCTTCCATAGAATTTAACTGCATCGTTTACATCTTTTATATCATCATTCCATGGTGGTATACTAACTGAATAATTTAACTCTAACGCTCTATCACAAATGTTCATACCAGTTTTGTCTCTATCTGGAACAACAATGATTTTTCTGTATAACTTACGTAAAATGGCAGCCTGTTCATCAAGTATAGTATTGCCCATAACGGCACAACCACCAATACTAATAGCATCAAACTGACCTTCAACTACAATACAAACTTCCCAATCTTTTTGTTGACCATCTATATTAAAAACAAAACCACGTTGTTGTTCGGATATATACTTAGGCTTACGATCATCTAGAAATCTACTAGTATTACCAACTAATTGTTCCTGATAATAATAGGGAATAATTATTCTATTTTTGTTTCTTCCTTCCGCCTCTGGTGTAATATAAAATCTATAATCATCTAATTCAATAGAACGAGATTTTAAATAATCAATATATACTTGATGAGTAGCATCAGTAGAATCAATTCTTTCACTATATTCTGGTAAGTCTACTGAATGAAAATTAGCCATGAAGAAGTTTGACTTTTTACTGAATCTGGCTAGAGTATTATCTTCACGAACTTTCAATGTTTCCATCATTAGACGATCAATAGTAGGTTGATCTGCGCCCATCCAATCTAATAATTGTTTGAATCTTTCTGATAATAAATGACCAGATGAATAACCAGTTTTAAATCCACAATTGAAACAACTGTAATTTACTTTTTCATCACTGATTATTAAACCAGCACGACCACGAGTATCTGCAGTTTCACCATTATGATGACAACATACACCATTACCAGACAACCAACCTCCTGCCGAACGTTTAATACGTCTTCCATTTTGCCATAAACTTATGATGGTTTCAATTACAGTATTGGTCATATTAATAAAAAATAAAAGTCATAGTATATTATACTATGACCTGTGAAAAAAATCAATTGTATTGGATACTTATCTAGCCAATATTTCTACTACATCACCTTGAAGAAAACTAGTATTTGGTATAACTGGATATGTTCCAGTATTGACAATCATCATTCTAACAAAAGGATGATATCCTTGAACATTAAATCCTTCAGTGATTGTTTCTGCTGTATAACTAACTGAAGCAGCAAGAGGATACCATAAACTAAAATCTCCAAGAGTACTACCTTGTAATTGAATATTACCAGTAAAGTTTTCAAAAGTTACTTGAAGTGATAATACAGGAGCTTCAGCCGTATTAATATAACTACTATAGTATGTCACTGGTTGACCTGAACTTAATGGTGGTACA